CTTTCATATCTATCATCTGCGTCCGGTAGACTACAAATGACATCTTCTTTGTGTTTATCGTATTCATAATAGTAACCTATGTGTGCAACTTTCTTACGTCTGTTTACACTAAAGGAAATACTATCGCCACCTTTCTTTAGTATGTTACTCTTTGCTTTGTACTTCATTTTTTAACTCCAAAGTGTTTGAAGGTTGATTGAATACATTTTGCTTGGTAGTAACAGTCAGCAAGTGCATTGTGCATTTCTTCTTGTATTGCTTTACGTGGATCACTTGGCATCATACTAAACACAGTTCTACTGTCTCTGATCTGCCAGAAGTTCCACGGACAAGGTTTGCCAACATTCTTATACAAGTTTTGTAGTATAGCATAATCAAACAATGGGCCTTGGCACCATAATTGATCAACACCTACACAGAACTTATTTAGAGCTTTTGTAAGTTGATCCATATCAACTCTGTCTTTATGTTCTCCAAATGCTTCGTCCTGAATGTTTTGTGGTTGTTTAGTCCACCATTCCATTGTGTTATCGTCTATTGTTCTACCTAGTTCTTCAGACTGTTCTTCAATGTCACAACGTAAATATAAACCACTATGAGGCTCAACGTCGGTGTATGGATCAAACTTAATAGCACCTACGGTGATGATAACACTATCTGGCTCAACGCCTAGTGTCTCTAAGTCTATCATTCCATGTACAGCCATATTATACCAACTTCATTAAGATGATTACTTGTATTACTAAAACTGCAATCGGCACAATGGTTCTTACTAGTTCCATTATATGATTGTACTCGTCCAGCTTTCTTTCAAGTCTATTTCTTTTAGCTTTCATCTGCACCTCCAAAGTCAAATAGGTTATTAAATGTATTTTTTTGTAGTGTACTTGCAACATCATAATTAAGCACACCAATTAAATTATCTAGCTTGTTGTCAATAATAGTTGACTCCATAGCATCTCCATCAAATGGAAGTTCTTTGAACCATTCAGGAATACGTAGTTCATCTGTAGGATAAGCAACACTTGTATAGCCTAATGGATTTTGTTTTAGTTTACATACGATAACTTTCATTCCATCTACAATCTCTTGCGAATACTTGTCGTTGTTCATACGTTTAAGTGTATTCCAATTGATACTTGCTCGAACGTGTCCGGGCATATTTGCTTTACCTTCACGTTGTTCCTTACGTTGATAATCACCAATCCTGTTTGCACGTTTAGGCGAACCTTTTTCATAACCAGGACGTAGTTTAAATTCTGTTCTAAATTCACTAATACGATCTAGTATTTCTTTTTCAGGAGTTTCTTGTAACACCATCATTAGTAGTTCACTTAGAAAGTCTTGCATAAACACAGGAGTATCAGAACGTTTAAGATCTAAGCCCATAGCTTTAACCTTACCATCTTTACCTTCCACGTCCATACGTTGTCCTTCGTTGTCATATATCAAAGCCGCATAACGTTTCTTTGTAATATACAATCCGCTTTCTGCAACAATCTCTCTACCTGCCGCAATAACATCTGATCTGCTCTTAGGACAATGAAAAGCATCCATCATAAATTTAGGAAATGTTTTGTTTGCTTCTTCACATACTTGATCATAAAGTTTAATAACACTATCCTTTGTCCAAGGAATTTGTCCTGCTTCAATCTCTTTCTTTAGTATTGGAAATGCACTAAAGTACACAGAGTCAGTATCACCATATATAATACTATCTCCTACGTGATCATATGTGCCTGTAATAACTTTATTAACTTCTGCACTCATGTGTTTTGCGATAGCACGACCAGTAAGTGTAGTACTTTGGCCAATGCGTTTATCAAAAAACCTACAACCAGGGTTAAGAATAGCACCGTATAAACTGTTAAGATTAATTTTTTTAACAAGCTGACGTTTATCCCAAAACGCAATCTCTGTTTTATTACCTGCGTCAATGGCTTTTCCTTTCATAGCTTGAAGCTCTTTACGTTCGCTATACCAACGTTTTAACAAGCCTGGAATAACACCATCGTGTTCGTTAGTTAGTATAGTACCGTTAGCAGTTAGCATCCATGGTTGGTTGCTGTCAAATATTAGTTTGTTAACTTCCGCGGCACTTAACATCTCGCTATCGCCGTTCTCAAAGTCTACTGTTATGTTGAAGTCTTTTCTTTTCTCCATAACTGCTTCATACTCTAGTGTACCGAACTTACCTTCCCATGCACCTGCAAACGACTTCTTCTGTAATGTCATTTGATCTTGCACGAATGCTTCTGTATGTTCAGGACGTAGTTGTCCTACAATAGTTGCAGGATCCATATTCAATGCACGAATAACACTAGGATATAGACTGTTCAAGTCCATTGAACCTATCCATTTGTGTAAACCTTTTTTAGGAAATGCAACATAGGCACCTGCCGCCGCAGTATTTTCTTCGTCACGTTTAGGCCTGTTAGGAACCTGTAGTCCTCTGTGATGTGCTTCATTAATAATTGCTTGTTCTGTAACTGCTACTGCACCCATTGTGGTCTGTAGCAAAACAGTATTTGCATGAGCTAGTTCATTACTAAGATCAATAAACCTTAGTTTTTTGTCCAGCTTGTCCAGTAGTGCAACGTCTTGTCTGTTGTACTCAATGAATGTCTTGAAGTCATTGTTATAAAGTTGATCGAGTGTACCTTCGTAAACAGTTTTGTTTTCACCGATCTCAAGTTCGCCAATAGCGTCAAGTCTATATGTGTGTCGTTCTTCATATGTGTATTTACGATATAATTCTAAACTATCTAAATGCACTCTACCTATTAGGTCATAGGTTTCAGCCTTCTTACCATACTTCTCATACTCACGTTTCTTAGGAAGTTGTTTCCATAAACAAAAACGTCTTGTGTCATCTTTGCTCAATACACGTTTCACTCTGTTTACAGTATAAGGAATATCATAACCTTCACTGTTCCAACCAGTTAGTATGTCTGCGTCTTGTATGATATCAAGAAATGCTTCAAGCATATCACCTTCTTTTTCATACAAGTATGTATTAGGGAATTCTTTGCATTGTTCTTTTGCTTCTTCCATTGTAAGTGTCTTAGGAGGAAGTGCAAATGTTACAAGACTATCTAGCCATTGTAAGTGTACTGTGATTGCAGTTATTGGCATAAACGGATCGCTTGGATCAGCAAATCCTCTTTCTGGATCAAAGTCAGTCTCAATATCAAAAAAGCAAACGTTTAGTTTAGGAGCATCTACATTTAAGTATTGCTCACTCAAGCATTGGAATATTGGATTGACATCACTCTCAAATAATTCTTTGTTTTGATTTATAGCAAGTTCTTTTCTAAACTGCTTTGTATTTCTAGCTACTATTCTATTTAGGGGATCACCGTAAATACTTTTATACTTTCCTCTTTGATCTTTATAATAGAAAGTGTACTTTACAGGATATTCTGTGAAATGTCGTTTACCTTCTTTACGTTCTACTACTCTTATAACGTCTTGGTCACGATCGAATTGTGCATCTACGTAGCTCATTTATTCTCCTTTGTATGTCATTTAAGGCTGACAAATACCAAACTGTCGCTTGTGGCCGACTATACCTTCTAGTTGATCCAATCACTGATTAGACCGATTATATATATTATTGTAAGTCCTGCATTTAAAACAATCAAGGACTTTTCTTTCCATAGTATGCCTATTGCTACCCAACCTAAATTTGAAAATGTAAACGCATAACTATACCAAGGGTACATATTAAACGCGGCCAATGTTGCGGCCCCTATTAAGGTTGCAGTAAAAAACCATGCCAACGGCTGATATGGTTTAGCCTGTATATCTTTTGTTTCTAAAGTATTCTTTGTCATTTATTGCCTTGTCGTCTATCCATTTATCGTAATGTGGTTTGCCTGTTTTAATGCTGGTAGCTTTAACACCCCAACTGAATAATTGTTGTTTTGTAAAGTCTGTCCAATCTTTGCCTGATCTAGCACCTCTGGCTGTCCAATAATGTATCTCGTTACCTTCGTCATACAATTTATTAAAGTGATCAATACGTTCTTGAATTGGTCGACTTTCCTCATAATTACTACCTTCAGTATAACATAAAGTTCCGTCGATGTCAACCATAAAGATCATATAAACATTCTCCAAAGTGCTATGGTATTCATAGTAGTAAACCATGCGGTTAAGATCATAACCCATGCTGAACTTCTATAGTATGCTCCAAAGAATCCTGCTATACTTCCTATCCAATAAAATGGAATGAATATATCTGGTCTTGGTGCAAGAACCGTATAGGTAAGAATACCGCTACCTATAATAACTGTAATAGCACTTACCATTTCTAGATAAAATGCTGTTGGGTGAGTATCGTAACTCTGTTTAAAAAAGCCCCTAATACCCACTACTTGTCTTTGCCTACTGTAACTACCAAAGTTTCTAGATCGTCAAATGCATCTGCAACTTGTGACCAATCACCTTTGTGTGCTACTTTGATTGCTTTGTTAATTAATGAAGGCTTGATGTCAAGTTCTTCTGCTACTGCTTTTACAGTATCTTTAAGTCCTGCATTAAGATCTTCAACTTCTTGCATTACTTGAGCACCTTCATTTACAAGACGTTCTAGCTTTTGCTTTTCGTCCTGTCCATATACTCTATCACTCATTATATTCTCCTTAAATTATAAGTTTGTATATTATACACTAATTGCCTGTGGTCTGTCAACTGAAATATTGCCGGCAATGACAATTCTTTCTTTATCTTTTTCTTGTGGCGGAACACTATGCGTTACCCAACCTGGAAATACAATCATTAATCCTGAATTTGGATATATTGCATTCTGACTAGTTGGAAACACTAGTGGTGAATCATCTGGTTCAGCGTCTACGTAGTAAACGAAACTCCAAATGGCCGGGTGATGTGCGTGTGGTCGACAGCTATCACCTTTCTTATAACAAGCACCCCAACAGTCAGTTGCATAGAACTCTCCATTAGGAATACTTACTAATCCACCCTTGATAACATCAATAGCAAAGTCAATAATTTTTTTAAAATCAGCATCTTGAAACATTGTCCATTTAGTCATGTCTGCCTGGACATTAGTTTTTCTATATTGCTGATCTCCTTGTGCTTTGATCTTTTCCGTAAGAATTGGTTTGATGCTTTCAGCCTCTGAATAAATCATTGTGAAAACATCTGCCGGTTCATTAAATTGTAAATTCTGTACGTTGGGTGTCAACATACATCTATTTAATCTTATTTTATTTTGGTAGTATTTAAGGTGGCTTTGTATGCCTCTTCAAAACCTTCTAAGTATATATATGATTCTTCGTTATACCAAACTCGTTTGAAATAACTATCGTAACAACTTAAGATACATTCTTCCGTTGTATTAAAATGACCTTTTACTATCCAAAAAACTCGGTAAGCATCTTTACGTGTTACTGGATCCAATCTCTTCCTCGTCCTTTGATTTATATTGCCACTCGTCAGTATGTCCGACGGACCACTTTGGATTATTTTCTACTGTGTAATTTTGTGTACATACTTTGAAGTCTGGTATTTTACGATCGCCAACAACAAGACTTTGGTCTGTGAATATTGTTCTATTGTTTGGTTGTGCGGCAAACTGACCATTGTTCATTTTAATAAAATTAAATGATTTGTGTTCTGGATCGTGTTCTGAAAAATTAACATTAAGAGTTGAATGTTGTGAATGACACGTATCAAGTGTAAACATATATTCGCCCTTGTGCATATTCTTATCCTTACCAAAGAACTCACAATCTGCTAACATAGGTTTTTTGATTACTGTAATATCATAATCAAAGCAATCCCATATCTGTAATGTATCTAGTGGTAATTGGTCTTCTGGATTAATGTCTGTTTTCCAGACAAATGCTGATAAAGGAAGTTTATCATATAGAGCACCATACTCTGTTAGTAGTGTTTCCACATACAACGCCTTGCCCATTATACTTCTGATTGAAATCCATATACCAGGAGTAAACTCTCCGTGACCCTTTTGCAGATCATATAAGTATTCCTTTTTAACGAATACTTCGACGGGTGGTATGTTATGGACCAAGAAAGCCATAGAACTCCTCGTTGTGTTAATTTAAAGTATTTATCGGAAGTTTATTTTTTAGCTACGAAAGCCTGGCCTTTTTGAATGGCCTTTTGGAATTTTCTCCAGCCAGTATTTGCGTCTAGCTTGTTCTTTCCATCTGTCCACTCAGTACCTGTATATGTCCAAGTAGACTTTCCATCTTGGTATGCACTACCGCTTGGAAGATCACCTACGTCTCTGACAGGATCTCCTTTTGCAACAACCTTAGGCTCTACACTTGGAGCCGATGCTTTTGTATTTGTTTTAGGTGCTTTTGCAGTTTTACTACCCTTGCCGTCGTCTGGTCCAAGTCCTAGTCCTTTACGTAATGCTGATCCAAAGCCTGGTTTGATAGGCTCTTTGTTACCATGAGCACCACCATACTTTTTACTTGCCTTCTTGGCAAAGTTAGATATTGCACCATCGTCACCAGTAAAGTATTCTGCACCTGCCTTAGCTTTTTTAAAGGCAGTTCCTAATGGATTTTCGTTGAATTTGAATGTTTCGTTTGTGAGGTGTTTTATTTTCATTACATCTTTACGCAGTTATCAACAGTCTTACCGCCCTTTTTCTTTGTGCCCATACGTTTGTAACCCTTCCAGCATACCTTGCCATCAACACCTTTTTGTTTTTCTTCATCAAGTGTTGTGTAACTTGGGTTGCCGCAATCTGGACATTTTGAAATAGCTTCTGCTAATTTACCTGCTAAAGACTCTTTGTAACTTACTTCTTTTGTTACTGTTTCTTTTACACTTTCGTTGCAATCACAATGACTACAACTTGCCTTGCACGTACAGTCTGCTTCTTTTACATCTGCACCACAGCATTTATCTGAACAATAACCTTCTTTTTCTGTAAGGCTTTCACTAACTTCTTCGAACTTTTGTTCGTAATCCATGTTATGATATACTGCACCAATGTAGTCTGATGCTTTAGTAATCTTAGATTGTACCCAACCTTCTAAGCCTTCTTGTTCTGAAACGTTCTTAAGCATTTCATGTAACTTAATAGAGTACTTTGCAATCTTGTACAGTTGTGCTCTCGCCATTTGTACTTCATGATCTTGCTCTACTTTAGAAGCCTCGTCGGCTAAATTTTCTTTAATTAAGTCTTTACTGTTCATGTTAAGTTCCTTACTATTATTTAGCCTTTTTAAGGGTTGACCAAATAATCCGTGACTCTTGTTATCTAGTGCGTTATCTCCTGGTTTCTGTGTCTTAGGCTTCTTCTTACTGTTTGCTATGTGTGGATTAGCCACTGTTGCTATGTTACCGGCACTAGTTGAACCTGCTGTAGCAGTTTCCATTGCTTCTGCTGGAGCCGGTTGTGCTTGTTTCATAAGCAATTTAAACTTACCAAACAACTGTGGGTCTTGCATCATGTTCTGTATAGCTGTGGCGTAAGGAGCAATAGCTTTAACTATGTTAGGTGGTAATGTACCGCCCTGTGCTACTTTATCTAATCCTTTAGCTACCATTGAACCACTTGCATTTCCACCAGCAACACCTTTTAGTGCTGTGGCTCTTTGTGCAACTTTTTGTTGTGCTTTTGGATCCGGTTGTGCTGGTTGTTGTCCTTGAGCAGGAGGTGTTCCAGGAGCCTCGTTTACATCGTATGCTTTTCCTTTGTGCTTATCGTTGCGTGGAATATCTTTAGTTTTGTCACCATGGCTTCCTGCGGCCCCACTTT